GGTGTACAGCGAACAGCGTAATAACATCAACTGGTAATAGCATCAACTGGGGCGAGATCGGGAGATAGGGAGCATGGGGCTGGGGCAGACATGGAGTCCGGTGATCCCGCTTGTGGACGGGGAGGCGGTGGCGGGGTATGCGCGGCAGCAGGGGATCGGCCTGGAAGAGGCGATGCTGTCGCTGGTGGATATGCGGGAACGGGCAGTGGCGGATATGGCGGAGGATCCGCTGACGCACGGCTATAAGCCGCCGATCTGGAAGGTGTGCGAGGGGTTGCTGGGGGCGCCGTGGATGGACCGGGCCCTGGCGGAACGGATCCGGGATCACCTGGGCTTCCCGAACCCGGTGCGGTCACTGCTGATCCTGGGAGGGAACCGATCGAGTAAGACGCGCTTCGAGTGCACCTACGGGATGAAGATGCTGGTCCACATGGCCAAGAGCCGGCTGTGGCTGTTCCACATGACGCACCAGATGAGCGTGGAGTATCACCACGCGCTGATGTGGGACATGCTGCCTCCGGTCTGGCGGCGGAAGGTGAAGCAGGAACGGGAGTACATTTCCTGGAACAAGCAGCGGGGATTCTCGGACTCGAAGTTTATCCTGGCGAATGAGGCTGAGGCGTCGTTCCGGAACTACTCGCAGGACATCCGGGACGCGATCGAGGGCGGTGAGCCGAACGCGGCGATTGCGGACGAGTTGATTCCCGGAGAGTGGGTGGAGACTCTGGAGATGCGGCTGGCTACGCGGTCGGGCTGGATGATCATCGGGTTCACCCCGGTCGAGGGTTACTCGGGGACGGTGCGCCTGTTCTGCGATGGGGCGACGGTGGTGAAGGATTGCACGGCATTCCTGCTGCCGAAGGACGGCGGGGAGCCGGACGAGGCGCGGGCACTGGGGCTGGAGCCGGAGGAGTACCGGGAGGTGCGCCAGGCGCTGGACGAGCGCCGGGCCCCGCAGTGCGCGCCGTGCCGGCCGCAGGCGTGCCTGGACTGGCTGGAGGGCGGGACGGGGGAGCCGGAGGCGCCCAAGGGCAGGACGTTCGAGAGGATGCCCAGAGTGATGCGGTGCGCCGATCCGAGCAAGGCGGTGGTGTTCTTCTACGCGAGCGATAACCCCTTCGGCAATCCCGCGGAGGTGGTGGCAAAGGTCCGGGCAAAAGACAGTGCTTTCCGGCGGGAACGGTTCTACGGGTTTGCGGAGAAGCTGATTGCGGCGCGGTTCACGATGTTCAACGAGCGGGTGCATGTGATCAAGGCGGACCAGGTGCCGGCGCACGGGACGAATTACCAGATCGTTGACCCGTGCTCCGGGCGGGCGTTCTTCATGCTGTGGATCCGGGCGACGCCGGATGGGAAGCATTTCGTGTACCGGGAATGGCCGGGCCGGTATTACATCCCGGGCGTGGGCGTGCCGGAGGAGTGGGCGTTGCCGTCCGCGGGCAAGGAGATGGACGGGAAGAAGGGGAAGGGGCAGCGGAGCCCCGGGTGGGGGCTGGCGGGATACAAGCGGGAGATGGCCAGGCTGGAGGGGTGGATGTCGGAGGGGATGGGGGCGGGGGAGCGTGGGGAGCTGTGGAAGATGCAGACGCCGGAGGGGATGACGGAGGAGGAGTGGGTGCGGAGTTGGAACCAGTGGGGGCCGGCGCGGGAGCGGGTATTCGAGCGGTACATGGATGCGCGGTTCGCGAACACCAGGAGCTTCGAAGACGGTGGGATGGTGACGCTGCTGGAGAAGTTCGAGGAGATGGGGCTGACGTTCTATGACTCGTCCACTGGGGGAGGCCGCTGGACGATTGAGGACGGTTGCGCGCTGGTCGAGAACGCTCTGGCCTACGATGCGGAGCGGCCGGTGGACTTCTTCAACCAGCCGATGCTGTATATCAGCGAGGAGTGCCAGAACCTGATTTTCGCGATGAAGACGTGGACGGGGGAGGATGGTCAGACGGGAGCGACGAAGGACCCGATTGACACGCTGCGGATGTACTTTCTGAAGGGCGGGCGGTACGTGGACGTGAAGGCGGGGGCTGGAGTGGTGGCGGGGCGGGGGTGCTATTGAGGAGGGACGAGACAATGAGCCAGAAGAGAACACGGACGCTGCCGTATGCGAAGGAACGGCTGAGTGATGAGCAACTGAAAACGGCGCTGGGGGTACCACAGGACTTCCCGGTTCTGAAGGGGATCCGGGAGGTCGCGTACCGGCTGGAGGAGGCGCTGCTGGAGGACGCGGCTACGCAGGGCCTGAAGCCGCTGGAACGGCTGGGAGCGCTGGAGCGCTACGGGGCGCTGGAGGATGTACTGAAGGTGGTGGAACAGTGGCGGGCGTCCAGCGACACGGCGCCCAAACAATAGCAAGGGAAAGGAGCAGGACGACATGGAGAAGATCCGAATCGAGTTCAAAGGCAAGCAGGCGGAGTTCACGGATCCCGAGCAGATGGCGGTGGTCTATGAACTGGCTGACACGGTGGACAAACTGCTGCGGGCGGGCTTGGCGTGGCGCGGACTGATGCCGCCGGCCATGGCCATGACCATGCGCAAGCCGCAAAAGCCGCAGGTTCAGGCACCCCAAGAGGTGATAAAATAGGGCGCATTTGAGTACATTCGGGGCGGTTTGGACCGGTAGGGTCTAGACCACCACCGGGTGTGTGGGAAGATGGGGCCGTGAGCACAAGTTGTGTTCACGGCCCTTCTTCGTTTGGGGCAAAGCAAACGATGGACAGTCCTACGTGAGGGGAAAAGCTCATGGACGCGGAACAGAAGACGGAAGCGGAAGAGACCCAGGGCGCGGAAGGCGACGAGCGGCCGGCGGAGTCGCGCCCGCAGGAAGGCTCGGAGACGAGTGGAACACCGGAGGAGGAGCTGGAGAAGCTGACGGGGAAGGAAGAGGCCGAGGAGTCTGAGGCCGGAGAGGTCGAAGAGTCTGAGGCGTCTGAAGAACCCGAGGCCGAAGAGGGCAAGGAGGCCGAGGACTCCGACAAGCCGCGGGCCGGACGCCGGGACGAGAAGATCGAGAAGCGAATCTCGGAACTGACGGCGGCGCGTAAGACGGCGGAGGAGCGGGCGAGCGCGGCGGAGACGCGCGCGAAGGAGTTGGAGACGAAGGCCGGGGCAAACCTGGGCCTGCATCCGGACTACCTGAAGCCCGAAGAGGCGGAGCTGATCGCGCGGGCGAACGAGCTGGAGGCGAGGGAGGAGTTCCTGCTCCGGCACTGGGACGGCTACGAGGACGAGAAGGACGAGAAGCGGTCCCTGACGGCGAACCAGGTGCGGGAGGAGTACGTGCAGGTTCGGCGTGACGCGCGGTCGGTGGTGGCAAAGGCCAACGAGGTGTACGAGGAGCGCAAGCGGCAGCAGATGGCGGACATGCAGGAAGGCCGGAGAATCCGGCTGGAACGCGAAAAGGCCAGGCTGCGGCAGGCGCCCAAGGCGCCAGGCAAGACCATCGGCAAGGTTCCCCCGGCCCCGATTGCAGGCAAGACCAGCGCGCCACCGGTGATGGAAACGAACAACAGGAAGCGCGGGGTCAACGAGAAACGGTTTGTCGAGGCCGGCGCGACCCGCGAGGCGGCGGCCCGAGAGTTGGCGGAACTGGTCGGCGAGTAGGCGCGGAGGCGTGAAAGGTCCCGCTGCCGCTTGCCGACCGCAAAGGAGGATGCAGTCATGGCGAGCATGTATGAAAGCGCCCAGGTGGGCAAGCGGCAGGAAATCCTGGACAAGATCTTCAACGTGGAGGCGCAGGACACGCCGTTCCTGTCCATGTTGACCACGGGCCCGCAGCCCAACCAGATGCTGAGCACCTGGGTGGGCGAGGTGTACCCGGACGTGGCGAGCACGGGCGTGCTGGACGGCACGGCGGCGACGAGCCCGGCGAAGGTGGACCGGTATCTGATCAGCGGCACGGCGCAGCACTTCCGCAGGGAGTGGGGCGTGAGCACGCTGGCGAACCTGACCAACGTGGCGGGCGTGGGCCGCAACGAGGCTGGGCACCAGATGATGCTCGCTATGCTGCTGATGAAGCGGATGATCAACCAGCAGTTCCTCTCGAACGACGACTGTGCGGCGGAGAGCGGCGCGACGCCGTGGACCTGCCGGGGCGCGTTCAAGTGGCTGGACGACGCGGCGCAGACGAACTACCCGGTGCCCAGCCAGCTCCGGCCGAGCGGCTGCGAGTACACTGGGGCGCTGGCGAGTTTGGACGAGAGCGGCTTCCGCAACCTGCTGGAGGCGGCGTTCACGGCGCGCAAGGGCCAGGTGGACCTGACGGGCTTCGTCGGGGTGGACCTGAAGGCGATCATTGACGACTGGACCAACGTGTATCCGGTCGCCAGTTCCACCAGCCAGCCGCGCAGCGTGTACAACATCAAGGACAACAAGACCTACCAGTCGATGGTGGACTTCCTGCGGTTCTCGGTGGGGAACGTGAAGCTGGTGATGGAGAACTACCTGTACCGCACGACCGCTACGGGCGCTGCGGGGACGCACTCCGGGAAGATGGGACTCTTCCTGGACATGTCCATGTGGCAGGTGTGCTACCTCCAGAAGCCGGCCAACACGAACCTGGCGCCGGACGGCAGCGGCAAGAAGGGCTTCGTGGACGCGGTGGCGATCCTGAAGTGCCTGAATCCGCTGGGGCAGATCAAGGTCGAATGCGCGAGCTAATTGCCTGACACCCCAACCCCAAAGGGGCTGACCGGACTAACCCACCGGCAGCCCCGGAGGTGGGGGGGCAGGGTAACTCGAAGAGTCCAAGAGGCAAACAGAAAAGGAGAAACAAGACATGAACAGAGTTCTGATTTCGATGGTGGCGGCGTTGGGGCTGGCAGGGCCCGGTCTGGCCTGGGACTGGTACCCGCTGAGCGTGCCGGAGATGGCGGCCAACGGCGGGGCGACGCATGTGGCGCTGTTCGACTACGAGGACTTCACCGGCGCGGAAAGCTGCTGGGAGGCGTTCACGAATGCAATCCCGGCAAAGCGCTCGGTGGAGTTTGTCGCGCTGAAGCTCGATACGGCGTTCGAGCGAACGGCGGCCACCACGTCCAGCGTGTCGCTGAAGATCGGAGATGGGTCGGATGATGACCTGTTTCTGACGGCGACGGAGTTGGCCTCTGACGGGACTGAGGTGTTCATCAAGTACGGACCGCCGCACGGAGCGACTGTCACCAGCACGGCCACAACGCAGACGGACGACTTTGGCACGGCCCTGACGATGCAGACGGCAACGATCACCTACATGGGCGTGGACTTCCTGGGGTACACGAACACGGTGGTGACGAACGTGTTGATGACGGTGGCGCCGGCGGTGACGAACCTGACCATCGCCTCATCGGCGAGTGCCGGCGAGTTGGGTCGCAAACTGTATGCTGCGTCCGGCAGTCTGGTGTTCACGTTCACGCCAAACCTGTCGGAGCCGGAGGCGCTGGCCGACATGACGGCCGGCCAGGTGCGGTTGTATTTCCGGGTGTTTGAAAGCACGCGGTAAAACAAAGCAGGGGCCGCGGGCCACCATGGCCGCGGCCCCGCTCGTTGTGGGAGAGACCTATGCCGCTGGAAGTCGGGTACAGCGCGGAACGGCTGGCGCGGGTGCGGGCGAGGGCGATTCGGGAGGCGGCCAGCCGGCCGGAGAAGACCAGCCTGCCGGGCGGGGAAGGACACCTGGAGTACCGGTTCCCGATCGAGGCGTGCCTGAATGCGCTGCAATCCGGCGAGGAGCTGCACCCGGACTATTTGAGGGACATGGCAAAGCTCTACCCGGAGGGCAAGGTGAAGTACCGCGCGATCAAGGTGCGGATGGGATGGAAGGGCGGCCATCGGAAACGCGGGAAATTGACACAGTACGGTCGGGTGACGTTCCACAAGACTTACGGGTGAGGTTCACGCATGGCTGAAACCGACCAGGTGCTGACGGAGCTGCGGGATGACGGCGGCTCGGCTCGCGTGGGCGACGAGGAGCTGAAGGAGCTGAAGGACGACATCCGGCAGATCCGCGCGGAGGCCGGGGAAGCCATCTGGGACCGGCGCCAGACCAACGCGGACACCCGTTACTGCATCTGGGACGGGCAAAGCACAGACGGGCGGAAGCACCAGGCGGACCTTGGAAAGGTGCCGTTCCCGTTTGAGGGGGCCTCTGACACCAGAATCCGGCTGGCAGACAAGATCATCAATGAGCATGTGCGGGAGTACCTGACGGCGGCGAACCGGAGCGTGCCCAGGATCGTAGGGACAGAGAGTGGGGATGATGGGTTTGCCGGCCGGATGACGCACCTGCTGCGGTGGCTGATCCGCAACCAGTGGGGCGACCAGTACCGGCGGGAACTAGAACTGGCGGCGCAGTGGATGGAGGGGGACACGCCGGCGCTTTCCTTCCTGGGCGTCTTCTGGCAGCAGGAGCGGGCGCTGGAGAATCGCACGATTACCAAACCGGACCTGCTGGGGTTGTACCTGGACTTCCTGCGGCAGCAAGGCCAGGAGGTGGACCCGGACACGATCAATGAGTTGGTGGAGATCGTGGAGAATCCTGCCCGGGAAGAGGATCTTGCCGGACTGATTTCCGGACTGCATCCCAACCTCACGCAGCGGCGGGTGAACGCAGTCATCAAGGGTCTCCAGGAGAATGGGGAAGCGCAGTTTCCGGTCGAATACGTGCGCGTGAACCTGCCTCTCATCGAGGCGCTGCGCTCGTACGAGGACTTGTTCTTTCGCTCGAACACCACGGATATCCAGCGGGCGCCGGCGGTGTACCTGCGGCGATGGCTCACGCGGGCCGAGGTGCTGGAGTGGGCCGGCCGGGACCGGTGGAGCCGGGCATTTGTGGATGAGCTGCTGGGGGACGAGAACACGGCCGACAAGGAAGGGCAGAGTGGGTTTGACGACACCTGGCAGACGGACGACGGCAAGGCGACGGACGTGTACGACACGGTGGAGAGCAAGCGCGGACTGTACGAGGTGATCTGGGCCTATACCCGGGCGGCCAACGACGACGGAGTGATGGGAATCCATGTGCGGGTCTTCTCGGCCCTGTGCGAGACGCCGGCCAAGGGGCGGGAGCTGCTGCCTTATGCGCACGGGAAGTATCCGTTCGTGGCGTTCCCGCGGGAGCGGCTGACGCGCCGGCTGGTGGACAGCCGGAGTGTGGCGGAACTGGCGAAGACCCAGCAGAACAGCATCAAGCTGGTGACGGATTCCATCGAGGACCATGTGCAGGTCCTGACGAACCCGCCGATCAAGAAGCCGCGCGGGAGCCCCAAGTACAGCATTGCCCTGGCGCCGTTTGGGGAGATCGAGTCGAGCCCCCGGGATCCCGTGGAGTTCCTGGAACGACCGCCGTACCCGGAGGCGGCGGACAGGCACCGGCTCCAGGTGATGCAGGAGGTGGACGACTATTTCGGCCGGCAAAACGGGGAGCTTCCGGACGCGCGGGCGCAGATGGCGCAGCAGCACCGGATTGACCGGTTCCTGGGCTACCTGGGTGAGGCGCTGATGATGGCGCTGCAACTGTGCCAGCAGTACATGACCGACGAGGAACTTCAGCGGGTGAGCGGGGCCCTGTACTCCGGGCGCACCAGGGAAGAGATCCAGGGCAAGTTCGATCTGCAACTGAGCTTTGACGTGCGGGACTTGGACCAGGAGTACCTGGTGAAGAAGGGCGAGCTGGTGCTGAAGTACCTCCGTCCCCTGGACATCCAGGGGGCGCTGCCGTGGAACGTGTTCCTGAAGAACATCGTTCAGGGCATTGACCCGAACTGGGCCGACGCCATCCCGCCGGAGGCGGAGGCCTTTGCCAGGATCGAGAAGGAGGAGAAGGCCGCGTACATGGAGATCCTGAACGGCATGGAGCCAGAGATGCCGGAGCAGATCGATGCGCCGCAGGCCCGGGTCCAGGTGCTCCAGCAGCAGCACGCGCCGCGGCAGGCGAATCCCCAGGCGTTCCCGCCGTTGTCCCTGGCCAGCCAGGCGCTGCTGGAGAACCGGATGAAGTACCTCACGCAGCAGGCCACTCAGGCGCAGAACGCGGTGATCGGGCGGGTAGGCGCGGCGCCTGTGGAGTTAGAGAGTGTGGGGCGGGAGGAAGTGCAAGGAACTGAGAGTCAGACAGTGCAAGGTCCGGAGATGGGAGGGCAAGGATGAAGAAGGCGCTGCTTGCGGTAGGTGTGGGAGTGGCTGCATTGGTCGGGATCGCCGGTGCGGTGGACGTTACCGTGACCAATTACCTTGGGACGGGGTATGTCATGGTTAGTGCCACCTGCACAAATGCCGGGGAAACCGGACTTGCCACCAACACGGCGTATGCCTGCATTCCGCTTTCCGTGCTCTCCGGCACGACCGAGTTGAACGCGGGGACGAGCGAGACAGGCGATGTGCGGCAAGTCACGGTTGCGTTTCTCGAGCGCATCTACAGTCGCCAGCAAGAATTGGCGACGACCAACCGGTCGGCGCGCATGAAGCTGTTGAAGAATGTTGGGTTCATCGGTGGCAATACGAACCGGACAATCTTCGTGGTCGAATCCAGCACAGTGATTTCGGGCCAGACGGTCGCCGCGGAGTGAAGTATGCGGACAGTGACGTTCAAGAGCGTGTATGAGGAGGTGGTGAGGCTGGCCGGGTTGGATCCGGATGATTCCGGGTTCAGCGCGGCGCGGCAGGAGTTCGTTGCCGACTGCATCAACCGCAGGGTGCGGGAGTGCTGGGAGTATGACTTCTGGCCGGAGCTGTGCGTGACGGAAGCCCGGACGATGGACGCGAACGACGTGGTGGCCTACGAGCCCACCAGCGAGATCGCGTTGGGCGAGGTGGAGGGGGTCTATGACCGGGACCCCTTCCAATACCCGGATACGGCCAAACGTTGGGAGTTTGTGGCCACGGAGAACGGGATTCAGGTGCAGGACACCAGCGCTGCCACGCCCGTCTATGTCAAGTACCGGCGCCGGCCGAACCGGTTCACGCGCGTCGCATGGGTGGAGGGTACGGACTACGCGGACGGGGCTCTGATTTACTACGCCACCACCGGGGAGTGCTACCAGGTGCAGAGTGTCAGTGGCGTGCTGACGTGGGTGTGGGTGGCCATGCCGTATGTGTTCAGCGCCGCGGTCGTGCAGCTCGCCCTGGCGGACTACCTGCGCAACACCGGGCAGACGGAGCGCGCCGACGAGGCGCAGGCGCTGGGCTACAAGGCTCTGGAGGATGCGCACATCCGAAGCATTCAGCAGCAAGGCGGCGTGAGCCGGGCAAGGGTGGTGGTGGCATGAAGAGAGTCGTGGAACTGCTGGGTTGTTGGGTTGTTGGGGTGGGGATGGCAGGGGCGATCACCAACACGCCCGGCAGCGGCACTACGGCAGGGTATTACTACGGTCCAGGATCGGGAAGCCTCACAAACGTGTTGGAGACGGATCCGCGGTTTTCCACCAGCGTTGCGGCGCGAGTCACAATGACGGACACGCAACGGTGGACGGCCGCATGGGCGCGTGGGGACCATGCCACGAACGGCTACCTGACCGCGGAGTCAGAGCCGCTGTGGACGGCAGTGAGCAACGACGTGACGCGGCAGGCCAGCGACGCGTATGCGTGGATCGGGACAAACTCCTCCTCGCAGGTGTACGACGATTCCTGGATCGCGCCGGCCATCGAAGCGGAGAGCAATCGCATCGACGTGCTGGAGGCCCTGCCGACGAACGACTGGGATGCGGCGGTGCTGGAAGCCGCGTATCACACGATCGTGCTGAGTGGCAACACGAGCTACTGGAATTATGCGTACGACACGGCAGTGTTCCAGACTGAGTTGCTGCAAGGCAGCACGAGCTACTGGAACGCGGCCTATGCGCGCGGGGACCATGCCACGAACGGCTACCTGACGGACTACACGGAGACCGATCCGGTATGGTCGGCTGCGAGTAATTCCTACCTGCTAGCGGCGGATTACAGGAGCCATGAGACCAACGGCTATCTGACCGCGTACAGCGAGACGGACCCCATCTGGTCGGCTGCGTCTAATTCCTATTTGCTCTTGGCGGACTATCGCCGGCACGAAACGAACGGCTACCTGACGACCGGCGACAACCTGGGATCGCACGCGATGTCGCAGGACCTCGATGGCGGCGGCCACTACGCGACCAACCTGGCGGGCCTGGGACTGGCGTACAATGTAGCTCTCTCGCCGTGGGATGGCGGGTTGGACATCACACCAAGCACGGCAGACGGGTTGCTGAACGTGTACGGTGAGGTCGATGTGTGGGGCGACTTGGAGCTAATTGGCGGATCGTTTTACGGCGACGGCGGCGGATTGACTGGCGTTGTGCGCAGCGTCGTAATCAACAGCGTGACCAACACGCCGAACGCTGCGGGGCTGGTGGACCTCGGGGCGATCGAGGGCGGCACGGGCAGCGGTTCCGGCGTCGGCACGCCGCACAACCTCGGGCCAGAAGACTTCACGTTCTTGCCCGGCTTCGGCAACACCACGAACACGCTGGTCTCGGCCGTGGTGTACCACACGCTCGGCGCGCCGATAGCCTATGGCCGTGGTGCCTACAATCCGAGCTTTTCGCAGCAGGAGGGCACCTACGTTGGCGCGTTCTGGCCGCAGTCGAACGGCCACAACACGAACTCGCTGGTCGCGTGGGCGGAGACGAATGCCGCCGGCGTGGCGTCGGCGCTGGTGCAGTACGAGCTGGAAATCTGCGAGACCAACGGCACGGAGCTGATTGCCGTTACCAATACGCCGGGCGTCACGGACGGCTATTTCCGGCACAGGTTCGAGTACACGAACTCAACCGCGCCGGTGCTGGTGTATGTCCATCTGTACTGCGCGGACACCAACTACATCGCAATTCAGCAGTGGGGTGACCTGTGAGTGCAGCGCGTTGGATAGCGTTTGCGCTCGCCGTTCCAGGCGTCGTGCTAGGCGCGGCACTGCCGGACTTTGGCATCCGCGACACGGAGGGCGGAATCATTCGCCGGGACGTTGTGGTGTGGGCGCAGAACTACGAGTCACCGACAATCCGCGACTGGGGGCCGCGTGGTCATAACGGCGTCACGGCGACCGGCGTGCAGCCGAATCGGTTTGGCGGTGTCTCAGGTTATCGGTTCACGGGCAACAACACCGGCATCCAACTCCCCGCGAACCTGTGCGGCAACACGTTCACTAACATTTCCATGTGGGCCTATGCCGTGCCAACGAATACATTTGGCGCGACTGGTCAGGGCAACAACGTGCTGATCGGCAATCGGTCGTCTAGCGCGAACGCGGATAGTGGCGCGTGGTTGGCCCCCAATCGTAATCAGCAATGCACGGGCTACGTCAAGCCGCCCGATGCGTCGGTGGCGGTCGGTGTCGGCAATGCTCGCGGCCCGGTCAGTCAAGTGGTGTCCAATCAGTGGACTTCTTTTGCGCTGACGTACTCCGACAACACGGTCCAACTGGCCGACGATGTGCGCCTCTATTACGCCGGGAATTTTGTCGGCGCGACCAATAACCCTTACCAGATGGCGGCCTATGCCGGGCGCTTCGATCACGTCAACTCCGTGGGCGCGTCCTTCGTGAGCGCCGGTGCGCCCAGTCTGTCATGGAACGGCTACATCCAGCGGGCCGTGTTCTTTGCCGAGTGTCTGACTGACGAGGAGGTCGTGTTCCTGCACCACAAGGCTAGAGGAGAGAACTACCGATGAAGCGGACTGCATCATGGCTGGCGATGGCGGCGGCGGCGTGGACAAGCGCACAGGCTGAGCCGCTGGTGGATTGGGTGCGCGGCCAGCTGGCGGCCGATCCTCCCGCCAGCGCGGCGCAACTGGTCGAGGCCGCGCTGCGGCCGACCGTCTTGCTGGGGCACGCGCCGACCGTCGTGCAGGAGGTGCCCCGCGATCCTGCGCTCGTGGCCTACGAGCAGGCCTTCGCCGGCATCTGTGCGCGCAATGGGTTTCCGTTCCCGCCGCCAGCCGGGAGCCTCGGCACGATGCTCGCCGTGATGACGCAGCGTGCTTTGTCGTTGGTCGAGAGCAATAAGATGAAAGAAGCGGTGCAGGTCATCGCTGATTCCGTTGCGCTCGACGCAATCCGCTATCAGGTTGAGCAGGTGTATGGCCAGTCCATCACCAGCGGCTCGACCAACGCCACGGTGCAGCAACTGACCGGCGGCGAGCCGATGTGGGATCTCGGGTCCAGCCCTGCCGCCGCAAACGGCTGGGCGGACATTCTTGGCGAGCGACCGTGCCGCGCCATGCGGCACGCCATGCGGGAGGCGAGGGGCCAATGACCGACGAACCAATCGACGACATGGAGGAACACCGCCGCGACTGCGCGGGAGCGATGGCCTGCTGCGTGTGGGGGCTTGGGGCCGCGCTGGTTGGCTTCTGCCTGGCTGTCTGGCTGTGCATCCGGCTGCGGGGAGGGGCGTGAAATGGGAGAGCATGAAATCGATTTGCTGTTGAACGCCATCAACGCCCTCCGTGGCGAGCTACGGCAGACGGAGACGCGACTCTTTGACCGGCTGGACACGCTCTACCGCGAGGGGTGCA